TCGCTCATAACTTGGCTTTGCTGTGAGGGTGTGAGTCGGTCGAAAGTCTGGAAGGTTCGGTTCCGCTCCTGCCATTTTCGAAGAGCTTCGTAGAAGAGCTTCGTGTCCATGTTTCCCCTTGTCTCGGGTCGATCAGAGCCTCGATCGCCCGCCTTGTTACTGATCAAAGCGTAAACCTAAGCCAGTACAGAGGGAAGGGAAAAACGAAGTGCTCACTTACTTAAGTGCGAAGTGTTTACTATGATAATCGGTGAGTGACTGAGGTAACGGCGGATCTTTAGAATGAACGATTTACCAATTTTTCACCCATGACGTACCCCCTCCCTGGGGTCGTAATACCGGCCGAACGCTTGTCTCTGCCTGGGGTTTTGCCTCTGGTTTGCTGGCATCGTGGGGTGTTGTTAGCTCCTGGGCGGTCTCGCCGAGTTTGTCGAGTTTCCAGTTTCCGATCGTGTAAAGCGCGGCGAGGTTGTAAACCTCGAGATCGAGAGCTTCGTTTCGAGCTCGAGTCTTCACGTACTCGCGGACGAACTGTCCGCCTTTCTTCACGCGGCGAACTCGCTTCTCGCTCGTGAGCTGCTCGAGGTATTCGTCATCGACGAAGTGGGGTAAGTGCATGTAGCCGGGACCTGGGACCGGGATCTTCATGCGCGCGAAGATCCGGTCCTTCGCCGTGTCGGTTCCGATCGTGTAGAGCTTCACGCGGTACGAGTTGTTGAGCGAGAACTTCCCGAGGATTTCTTTCCCTTGCTCGCTCGACCCCTTGAGCGCATGGATCCGGCGTCGCTGTCGCGCTTTGACGAACCTGTACACGTCGTCCGAGTTGTGGCCTCCCGAGTCGACCATCGCGCAATAGACGCGGAGCTTCCGGCCGGACGCGTGCTCGAACTCGGTGAGGAGAAACTCGTCGGCGTCGTTCCACACGTCGCCTTGTCCTGGATCCCCGAAAAATTGTTGATAGGCGATCAGCCAGGACTCCTCCTTCGCTCCCCATCCCTTGACGACGATCTCGAGGCGATCGCCCTGGACGTCGATCGCGGCCGTGAGGATCGCGACACCGTTCGGGACGTCCGCGGAATAGTCCTCGCATCGGTTCCGTAGCATGTGCGACTCGAGCGCGTCGCCTTGCTCTTCCCAGGTCTCGCCGAGTCGGAGGTTGATGAACGCTTTCATCTTCTCGGGGTTTTTCTCCTGATTCGCTTCGTGCCATTCCTGAGCGAGAGCTTTCCAGTTCTGGCGCCAGGGGGAATAGAGGGCGTTGATGTAGAACCCGACGATCGGCCGGCCGGGAAACCGCGGGACCCAGGTCCCCGCGTCGAGCATAGACTGTTTTCGATACTCGGGGATCTTCCCCTTACAGCTCGCGCAAACGTAGAAGACGGAACTCGCGACGACCTGTCCGTCGTTGTCGATCGCGTACGTGAGCCGATAGTCCCGCGCTTTGCCCTCGCCTTCGTCCGCATCTCGCCAGAGGAGCGGTTGCATGAACCCGCACTCGGGACAGGGGACATAAAACAGTCGTTGATCGCTTCGCTCGAATGCTTTCTCGATCGAGGAGATCCCCCGCGGTTTTGCCGGCGTCGAGCCCTTCACGATTTTGTAATTCGCGAACGCGTCGGTCCGGCGTGTCCCGATCATGATCGGATCGCCTTCGCCCTCGACGTCCAGGGGATAGCCGTCGATCTCATCGAAGAGGACGACCGGGACCGGATCCGATCGGAGTCCCGAGCCGGCGTTCGCGCCGGTGAGTTTCAAAAACCCGCCGGGAAATTCTTTCAGCGAGAGCGTGTTCCCCGCTTGTCGCGAGACGCGATCGCTCACTTTGATTCGGAGCGTCGGCGTCGCCTCGATCATCGGCGTGATCCGCTTTTTCCCGTAGTCCTTCGCGTTCTCGATCGTGGGCTGGACGAGCATGATCGGTTTCGGATCGATGTCCATGAAGTACCCGACGATGTTGTTGATCACGGCGTCCGAATAGCCGATCTGAGTCGACTTCTGAATCACGACTTCGTGAACCCGCGGATCGAGGACCGCGTCCATCATTTCGACCTGGAATTTTTCCGCGTGAAACGGTCCCGGCCGATCGGTCGTCCCTTTGGGCATGATCCGATGTTTCTCCGCCCATTCGGAGATCGTGATGTCTTCCGGCGGAGCGAAGAGCGCGAGCGCGTTCTGTCGCCGCTTGTAATAGACCTCGAGCGCGCGCGGGTCGTCCTCGAGTCGGAAGATTTCAGGAAGTTTTAGAGAGCCGGTCGTCGGGGTCGAATTGACTGAGGACATCGAGGGCGCCTTTCAGCGATCGCTCGATCTTAACTTGCGAGACCGCGAGATCAGTTTCGCCGAGGACCTCGGCCGCGAGCCTGGGGGGAAGCGCGAGGATCCGAGTCCGGATCTCGACGACGATCGCCTCGAGGTCCTTTTGAACTTTCTCGATCGAGACGACTTGCTCGCGCTTCTCGGCGAGCTCGATCTGTTTCAGCTCCGCCTCGATCGACAGGAGCTTGTGACGCGTCTCGCCGGCGGCCGGCCCAGGAACGGATCCGTCGCCGCTTTCCGGATGTGCGCGCTCGACGAGCTTCCGCTGGAGATAACGCACGTACCACCGAAAACACTTCGGGATGTTGTAGCGGCCGGCTTCCACTCGCGGGAGTCCGCGTTTCTGGAGGTCATAGACGTATCGTTCGCCGATGTTGAGCTCTCGCGCGACGTCTGCGATCTTGCCGATCCAGGTCGGGACCCGTCGACTCACGGTCTTTTTGTGCGCCGGCGCCGGGGAACTCTTTTTGTTCCGGTTGGAACTTTTTTTCTTCACAGGTTTGCCTTCGCGGATCTCTTCGCCGCGGCCGCGCGCGACGCCTTGATCGCGATCTCGCGACGCTTTTTTTTGGTCAGAGATGCAGCTCTCGCGAGTCCGCCTTCTCTTCCCGTGCGGACGCGTTCCCGCTTCATTGCTCGCGTGAGTGGAGGCTTTTTCATGCGGCATCGATCCGATTGCTCATGCGTGCGCCCCTCACGATCGTCGAGACGTAAGGTGGAGATAGCATGGTAACAGAGTGATCGCGACTCGGTGTGGTCACTCCGAGAACGTCGAAGTGGCTGCTGCGATAAATCAGTTGTGGATCACCGGCGCGGGATGCGTCATACTTACTCAGTAGAAACAACGGGCCGGCCGAGTGCTTCAACACCCGACCAGCCCTGACCAGATCGCCTTTCTAGGAGGCAACATGGCTTCTCAAATTGTAAATCCCCCCGACACGAGGCTCTTCTTAAAAGCTCTTCGCCAATGGCAGGAGCGGAACCGAATCTTCCGAACCTTCGATCGGCTCACTCCCTCACAGCAAAGCCAAGTCGTGAGCGACGCCCAGGAGCTCAAACGAGCTGAGCGCACGCCCCTCACGATCGACGAGATCCTGGACGGATCGCGAAGGTCGTCGCGATGACTCGTCACACGGAATACGTCGAGCTCATGGCGAAAGTCACCGCGGAAACGAGGTCTCTCGATCGACTCGAAAAGGCGATCGCCGGCCGCGCGCGCGAGATGGCCGCGAAATATCCGATCCTCCCGATCGACGGATCGAGGTCGCGACTCTCAGACCGTCCGGGAGAGATACTTTCAAATGGCTTAGGTTTTCGGAGGGAATCATGAGGAAATCCGCATTTGTGGCATTTGTTGCACTCGTCGCGACGACGGCGTTCGCACAGAGCAAGGCGCCGAGCATGACCGTGTTCGGCCTTGAACTCGGGGCGCCTTTCACTGTCCCGGAGTGCTCTCTGCTGAAGCTCGGTCGGAAAGATTACACCTACGCTGAGAACGACAAAACGGTCTGTTACGAGCTGAATTTTGTTCACTCAAAGAGCGATCCACGATCGATGCCTGTCACTGATGGGTCGGTCAAACTGCGATTCCCAATAGATCAGCCTGTGATCGGGACTTCGATGAGCGCGGGCATCGTGAAGGGGAAACTCGAAGCGATCGAAATAGGCACTCTTGGAATCAGCGATCAGGACGTGGTCCTCGGCGTCCTCGAAAAAAAGTACGGCACACCTCCTTCGCTGACCGCGGGATCCGTGCAAAACATCATGGGTGCTCAGTTCCCTACCATCCTCGCCGTGTGGCACTTCAGCGAACCGGATCTCACGATCGTCTACAGGAGCGTTGACCAACGCATCGATCGTGGTTCGATCTCAATCCAGACCAGGGCCGCGATCATGAGCGGAGCGTCGAATCTCCCGGAGCCGAAACTGTGAAAAAGAACTCCATCATGGCGACAGCGACGAACGCGGAACCGACGAGGAAACCGAGATTCAATCCTCACCCGAAAAACACTGAGCTCGCCCGCGCGTACGAAGCGGGATGGCGGAAAGCGCGCCGGGAGCGGGAGGCCCTCGAGGATCGGATATTGGAAGATCTCGGCAGTCTCGGAGACGTCCTCGACGGACTGCGGAATCGCTATCAGGTTCGCATCGCTCGATGCGCACGCAAGAGACGCGCCTAATTGAGTTCGCGTCGGCGTTGTAGACTTGGCCGCATGGCAACACTCGTCGAACGACGAGGTCGACCGCGGAAATGGAACGGACCGCTCGCGGAGTGGATGATCGCGACCGGGATTCGGGCCGAGGCTCTCGCCGACGCAGTCGACGTCGACCTCTCGACCGTCTATCGCTGGTTTCGGGGCGAGCAGAGCCCCACGTACGACAAAGCCCTGGTTATCGCGGAGATCGCGAGATCAGTCGGACCGAATCTAACGGTCGAGGAAATCTACGCTCAAGACGTCGGTCGGATTCGGCACCGGCACTGGATCCGCAACTCACTTCCCCCGCTGTAGTTCCTCTCGCCTTAATGCCCTCCCCGCTGGAGTGCTTTCCCCGCGGCCTTCGGATTGTTCGCGATGTGCTGGAGGATCACTTTTCCCGCGGCCTTCGACTCGAGATGTTTCAGGACGAGCCCTTGATCGAGACCGAGTCCGAGCTTG